CTGACCAAATAGTAACTGGCGATGTTAATGGCTTGTCATTAGTCACCAAAACAGCAGAAGCCGATGTTGGTACTGCTCTGGTCGCTTACATTGATGACACCTACAACACGGGATGGATGAACGGCGACATCAAACTAGCCACACTCTCCGACACTGACGACACTGATGTGACTGGTTCTGAGTTGTCTTCTGATGCTTGGGCTGCTCCAACAGGTTACGACAACACAGTAACATCTATTTCTGCATCTGCGTTTTCTTCCGTTCTCAATACAACCGGAAACAGAGTGTATGTAGCCTTTAATACTGTTGTTGGCAAAACCTACACCTTTACCGCAACGAAAACGTCTGGGTCAGATGCAATTGTTTATATGAGAGAAGGTTCGGAGGCCTCCGGTACAATTGTTGCAACCGGAGATTACTCTGATTATCATTTAATAACATTTACAGCTACTACTGCCACGACCAGCATTCTGTTTAGGAATGATACTGGAGACTACGCATACGAAGACATCTCAGTCCGCATAGCCGAAGAAGACCGCAGCGTAAACGGAAACGGCTTGCAAGTGTTCGGTACGATTACTAAAGAACCTGTAGCTACTGGCGCAGATCTTGTGGCGTATAGTGGCTGGTCTACTAGCAATTATCTTGAACAGCCCTACAACTCAGATCTTGATTTTGGTACTGGTGATTTCTGTGTGATGGGGTGGGTGAAAAATCCTAATGAAAATAACAACTGGTTTTTCATGAGAGGAGTTTCTGGTTCAACTAATACATTTGGGCTTCGAGAATTAAATAACGATCTACTTGCCGCGGTAGGAGGAGCAGATATTTCCACAGGAATTAATCTTCCAACTGATTGGTGTCATGTTGCTATAATTCGCAATAACGGAACTTTTTATGCGTATCTAAATGGGGTTAATGAGTTTTCTACATCTAATTCAAATGATTTAACTGAGTCTGATGCGGTTTTGCGTTTCGGAATAAAAACAAGTGCTTTGGCAAATGTATTTGGTGGCTCATTAGCACTTTGGCGCTTTTCAGCCACAGCCGCAACAGCCGAGCAGATTGCAAAGATTTACGAAGACGAGAAGTTCCTCTTCCAAGACAATGCACAGGCGACTCTATACGGCACTGATGACTATGTAAGAGCACTCGCTTATGACGATTCTAGTAAACTGCTACACGCAGGAACTTTAGAAGGCAGGAGTGTATTCAGCGGTCTGCAAAGAGTCTCAAATACAACGGCAGGTATTACTGCTGCAATCAGCGTAAGTAACGGCTTAGTCGCAGAGGATTAGACATGAACATCAAAGTCACAAAGCTACAGACGAATCAGTTCTCGGACGGTCTGAGTAATATAGTCGAGATTGTTTATTGGGAAGCCTCTGACGATCAAGTGTCGATTAAAGGCTCGACCAAACTCAAGCCGCCGAAAAAGATATTCACTCCGCTAGAGCAGCTGACTAACGAGATTGTATCTGGATGGGTTTTGGAAAAAGACGGGCAGATGATTAAAAAGAAATTGCAAAATCTAACGCCCAAAAACATGAAGGCAAAGTTACTGCCGCCGTGGAGCGAAGATTTTGTTTATTCTGAGCCAGATGATGTTAAATCCATTCGCATTCAGCACGAATACGATGAAGCTGTTAAGCGTCTCGCCAGATATGTTTTGCTTGAAGGTCAGCCAGAGATCAAAGAGATGCAACCTACTGGCGAGCAAGTATTCAACGAAGAAACTGGCGAGATGGATAATGTAATGATGGAAGTTGTTATCCAGAATTACATAGAACCAGTCGAAGAATATGTGCAAGTGACAACTGTATCTGAGGAAGGCGTGGAGTCTACAGAAAGCATACGCAATCCCGTAATCGTTAAAGACGAGCAAGAGAGAGCTGATGCGCAAGCGACCATTGATAGCACTCCAGAGGAATATAAGCCATGACAGTAATAGTAACAAAGGAAGCCATCAATCTACGCGAGAAGCTATCCGAACTCGATAAGCCGTCTGGATTAACTGGTCAGGCATTGTTGTCAGCAGATACAACAGCGGAAGCAGTCGAAGCGCTTGATCTTGCGAATCAATCAATCAGCACTCAATCAATAACAGCTTCTGGCTCAATAACAGCCACAGGAATTTATCTGGGCGGCTCGGCTGATGTTTTGAATGATTACGAAGAAGGACTATGGACGCCAGTTTATGAGTCCCAATCTGGTTCATTTACAACGATGACTATGTTTAACAACTTAACCGATAAACCGCGATATACGAAAATCGGTAATTTGGTCACAGTCAGCGGATATATTGATACTTATAATGTTGTTGTTGGAACAGCTTCGGGAAATCTTTACATTGGCGGGCTTCCATTTGAGGCTCTTATATCTTCAGCTGGCAGTGTTACAAACACTTCTGGGTGGGCAGGAGATAACCCATTAACTGTGCGCGTTGGTTATCAATCCACAAGAATTGGCATTGAATACAGAACGGCAGTAAATGGGGACGATTTATCTATGAACGTTTCTGATTTGACCACTGGAACATTATTGCCTGTAAATACTAACGGTATGTCATTCACTCTAACCTACATGACATCGGAATAGTTTAGAAATTGATAAGTCTCGACGATTCGCAACAGAGTGAAAACAAATGCTTAATCTACTGACATCGCTAGTCGCTCCCGTTTCTGGTCTGCTCGATAAGTTCATCGAAGACAAAGACCAGAAGGCGGCTCTGGCTCACGAGATAGCGACACTCGCTGACAAGCAAGCCAACGAGCAGGCGGTCGCGCAGATTCAGTTAAATAGCGTGGAAGCGGCTCACAAGTCTATGTTCGTCGCCGGGTGGCGTCCTGCCGTTGGTTGGGTTTGCGCTTTAGCTATGCTTCTTAATTTCATTCTGATCCCGTTTATCAATCTCGGCATGGAGTTTGCCGGGCAAGACATTCGGCTCGATCTCATCGAGATGGATACAATGATGCCAGTTCTGCTCGGAATGCTCGGACTCGGCGGAATGCGAAGCTACGAAAAAGCGCGGAACGTCGCCCGGGAGAAGTAGATGGCTAGTTTGATTGACTACGCGAAGACCAAAAGGCAGCGCGAAGTAGTAAAGGCGTGGGAAGCTAACGGGCGTAACTCTACTCGTGCAGCAGCGGCAATCGGAGTTGGTTCTTCGACGGTTCGTCATGCGTTAGCTTCAATAAAAGCCAACGCATCGGCTGCCGGGTACTCTGAGGCGTGGGATGCAACGGCTCACGTCCCGGAGGGCGAGTACGTCACGGGGCGCTCGATCTACCTAGAGGACGACTCCGGGAACAAAGCGTGGCTAAAAACGAAGCGCAAGATCGAGGAAGCCGAGCGAGAGGCTGGGCTGAAAGCGTTCATCGAGGAGCTGACCAAAGATCTAAAGCCAGCGAAAAAGACCCATAAGACGTCGACAAAGGGTAAATCGAAGGATTTATTACCCGCGATCATAATCGGCGATGCGCACATTGGGATGCGCGGCGAGTCTGAGCCGACGCGAGACCGCGAGTTCAACTCCCAGATCGCCTCTGCCGAGATTCTGGAGGCGATCGACTATCTGGTTGACGCTGCACCAGCTTGCGAAGAGGCGCTGCTAGTAAACGTCGGCGACTTCACGCATATAGACCGGGCTGCGCCGTATCCACAGACGACCAACGGCACGCCTATGGATACCGACACGCGCATCGAGTCAATCATGCGAACCGCTGCGAATACGATGATCCACGGGATTATGCGGATACTCGAGAAGCACGGAAAAGTGTCGGTGGTAATGGCCCGGGGCAACCACGACTCGGAGACGGCTATCGCGATCGCGATGGTGCTATCGTACTACTTCTCGAAAGAGCCGAGGGTGACCATCCTCGAGCCGAAGGGCTTCTATCATTATCTGACGTTCGGATCGACGCTGCTGGCCATCACGCACGGTGACAAAGCGCCCGGGCGTCGTCTCGCTGATATGCTGCCGAGACTCAACGTCTGGTCGAAAACGACTCATCGCTACTGGATTCTCGGTCATTTCCACAGCAAGCTCGCCGAGCAGTACGATAATTCGGTGCTGCTGGAAAGGTTCGGGACGCTCGCTCCTGCCGATAATTGGCACGCATCTAAAGGCTACCGTTCGCCCAGCATAATGAACCAGATCGTCTACCGCCGCAGCGGCGGAATCGCCATTCGCCACGAGTACGAGATACCCGGTAAAGACTACGAGCCGGATCACGAAATCTGACTTTATCGAGTCGGCTTTCATGCTAAAATGAACTCACGAGGGCGAGGTAATGGCGAAAGACCCCAGACTGACGAAATACAGGCTCGAAGGCTTTAATAAGCCGAAGCGCACTCCCGGGCATCCGACGAAGAGCCATGTAGTGCTCGCCAAGGATGGGGATGACGTGAAGCTGATCCGATTCGGCCAGCAGGGAGTCAAAGGCTCGCCGCCACGCAAGAACGAATCAGACGCAGACAAGGCCCGCCGCGCATCATTCAAGGCTCGGCACGCCGCCAATATCAAGAAAGGCAAGCTATCCGGTGCGTTCTGGGCCGACAAGGTGAAGTGGTGAAATACGATCCCGCCGAACTGATTCTCTCGATTATCTACTACAGCGGCGGCTCATATTCGCCGGATGAAGTGACCGAGATCATGGAAACGATCGCGATATATCAGCAGGATGATTCAACCGAAAAGAGATCGAGCACTGGTCTGCGGATCGTGCCGATAAACACTGGCGAGAGCTATGACTGACGCAGAATTGGAAATAATGATCGACCGGGCTGCGAAGCGTGGCGCTCGAGAGGCACTGAAAGACATTGGGCTACTCGACGAGGACGCATACGGCGATATGAAAGAGATCCGATCGCTGCTCGAGGCATGGAGAGACACGAAGAAAGCCGTCGGCCAGACCATCGCCAAAGGTCTCACAATGACGATTCTGGGGCTGATAGCCGCTGGCGTCTATATGGAGTTCGGGAATAAATGAGCGAATACACGAATCTCAATCCGTCCGGTAATACCGGGTTCGACATCGCCCGGCTCAATATCGCCGAGGCAACTCCGGTCAATCTATTCGGCTACAATGCGGTCGTCGGAACTGACTACGAGACAGTTTGGAACGTCGGCGGCAAATACCCCATAAACGCCACAGAGGGCACTCTGAGCGTTGTTAGCAGCGCGGCAGGGGATTCGTCCAAGCGCGTGCTGATACAGGGCGTAAACGGCGAATTTGAGGCCGTCTCGCAAGTGGTAACGCTGGACGCTACGGACGCGACGACTCCGGTGGTCACGACAGAAGAATTCATGCGAGTCAACCAAGTGATAATGCTCGATGGCGAGAACGCCGGGAACATCACGGTCACCAGAGGCGCGTCGACGCTGGGATATATAGCTATCGGCGAAGGACTCTCGCAAGCGTGCCAGTACACCGTGCCAGAGGGGCATTCGCTTTATATCTTCCGCATTACCATGAACTCGGCAACAGCGAATCCGAACAAATATATCCGATTCCGCAACGTCACACAGGACAAGAATGGCCGCGTGCTCCGAGTGGCTCGGGCGACCAGTGCGGTCTCGCAGGTTCAATACGACCGCCAGATCCCGTTCCGAATCAACGAGTGCACTTACTTTGAGTTCGAGGCGCAATCCAGCTCTGGCGACAACGAGGTGGCTATGTTCATCGAATGCGTGCTACTCAAGAACCCGTGGGGGCGTGACTAATGCCATTGAAGAAAGGTTACGGCCAGAAAACGATCTCAGAGAATATCAAGCGCGAGATGCGCGCTGGTAAGTCTCAGAAGCAAGCAACAGCAATCGCGCTGGCATCGGCGCGCAAATCCAAACCGAAAAAGAGGTGAGTATCATGGGAAAGCTCAAACTAGCATTCGAGATCGCACGATTCGTGCTATTTCTCATCGCATCAATTAAAGATCTGGTTTTGCAAGCCGAAGAGCAGCTCCCGGAGTCTGGCAAAGGCTCGGAGAAGTTCGAGGCGGTGAAAACTGCGGTAATCACGGCGGCCAAGTACGCAGACATCGCAGACGAGGCAGTCGAGAAGGCTGACGCATTCGTCGACGACGCGATCAATAGCGCGGTCGGCAAGTTCATCAATGGCTAAACTCGCGTATCGCAATTTCGTGCGTAGCGAATTTCGCTGCAAGTGTGGCAAATGTGACTCGACCGGGCACGAGATCTCGGACGATCTACTCGATGCACTGCAAGCGCTGCGCACGATCTGCAACTTCCCGTTCGTCGTCACTTCCGGCTACCGCTGCCCATCGCATCCTGCCGAGCGCAACAAAGACTCGGTAGGCTCTCACGGTCTCGGCATGGCGGTCGATCTGCTGGTATCTCACGAAGAAGCCACGTTCCTGCTCAAAATGGCACTCGCTACCGGGCTATTCACCGGGGTAGGAGTCAACCAGAAAGGCGACGGCCGATTCATTCATCTGGATATAGCGACCGAGGACGACATCAACGCGCCGAGACCGCATCTCTGGACGTATTAACACTCCCGCCATAATTACAGCGCCAAATTGTTGCGCTTTCAGATCATTATAGTGTAATATCTCTACCGAGTAGCAATTCAGCTACGAACGGGAGGTTACACAATGAGCGAAAAAACATCATTCGCGTCCATCTGGGCGACACTATCTGCGGTCGACGTATCTGGCCGAATCGAGAAAAAGAACGGTCTCAGCTTCTTGAGCTGGGCGTGGGCGTGGGGGACTCTGATGGAGCACTACCCACAGGCTCAGTATTCATTCCAAGACCCCGCAGAGGCGTCCAGCGACGGCTCGGTAATGGTTTACTGCGAAGTGACCATCGACGGCTGCTCGCGGCTTATGTGGCTGCCAGTGATGGACTATAAGAACCGGGCGATACCCAATCCGAACTCTTTCCAAGTCAACACGGCTCGCATGAGATGCTTGGTTAAGTGTCTGGCGATGTTCGGTCTCGGGCACTATATCTACGCCGGGGAAGATCTGCCGAACGCGGAAATGGACACGCAAGCCGAGGCCGATAAGAAGCGAGCCGACGAACTTGCCGAGTCTATGAAGCCGCTCACGGTCGATCAACTGGGCAAAATCGAGAAGCTGATCAAGCAGACTGACTCCGACATCGAGGTATTCCATAAATACTTCAAAGTCGCCAAGATTGCCGATCTGACAACTGCGCAAGCCGAGGTCGCTATCTTAAAGCTCGAGACCAAGCATAACACTATGGAGATGATCCAGCAGGACAAGAGCTAATGAGCGAAAAGATCGTTTACGCTGACGAGATAGCGCAAATGCTAGGGATCACCGTCGAGGAGCTGCACGAGAAAATGGTGGAGCACGCGGCATTCATTAGCGATTACCAGCACTTTCACCAAGCCGTCGATGTAATAGCGGAGGATCTGAATAACTACGAGAATCGGCAGGACAGGATCAAGCGTCTGGCACTTATAGTGACTTACTTCACTGCCGATCTTAACCAGTTCGAACGCGACTACTTCGACGATACCGTCCAATACATTCATAACAAATACTCGAGAAACGAAAATGCGAATAATACCCCACGAACAACGCACTAAATGCTGGTACGACGCCCGCAGGGGAAATCCTACGGCAAGCAGTTTCAGCAAGTTAATCACTAGCACCGGGAAGCGCGCGGCGTCTGCTGACGCGTATATCGATGAGCTGGTCGCCGAGAAGATCACTGGCGAGTCTAAGTTCATCCCAACAACCGCAGCGATGCAGCACGGAATAGACACCGAGCCGGAGGCCCGAGATCTCTACTCGTTCCTGCGCGACGTCGAAGTGATCGAAATCGGCCTATGCTTGCACGACTCGATCGATGCCGGGGCTAGTCCCGACGGTCTCGTCGGAGATGACGGTCTGCTGGAGGTGAAGTGCCCGCAACCGCACACGATGGTGAAGTATCTGCGCGAGAATCGACTGCCGCCGGAATACCGGGCGCAGGTCATGGGCCAGCTCTGGATCTGCGAGAGAGAGTGGTGTGATTTTCTAGCCTATCATCCCAAGATGAAGCCGCTACTCATACGAGTCGAGCGGGATGAAGAATTTATCTCTGCACTTGCCGAGATAGTTACCGAAGCCGTCGAATCAATCGACGCAAACTTTAAGCAACTGAGGAAATAAAAATGAGCGAATACGATAACAATATGCGCGGCGCTGGCTGGACTGAAAAGAACCCGGCGACCGAACGGCATCCGATAATGAAGGGAAGCGCAACGATCGACGGCAAAGAATACTGGATCTCAGTGTTCAAGAACCGCAACGATCATCCGAAGTCGCCAGACGTGGATTTCTCGTTTCAGCTAAAGGACGCGGCCGTTGCAAAAACCGCACAAAATAGCGACAATAACGAAACATTCGATAACGATATTCCGTTCTAGGCATAAAAAAGCCCGATGCGGCGCTGAATCAAACCGCATCGGGCAAATACTCTACTTTGGGGAAAGCAACATGAGCAATTCAAATATACCGCAATCGGTGGACTTCGGCAAAGCGCTGCGGAAAGCGCAAGCCAACTCGCACACGCGGATCACAGACATCGCTCGCGAGATCGGAGTCGCTCCCGGGCAAGTTTCGCGCTGGCAGAAAGCCGAAGACATTAAGCTCTCTCGAGCAGTTCAGATCGCCGCAGTGTTCGGCATGAACCTGCCCGACTTCCTAGATCTTTATCATGATTGAGGTCATGCAACTGGCCCGCAATCGCTGGCATGAGATTCTCGGTCGGCTCGGCATGGATGATTCGTATCTGACCGGGAAGCACACGGCGTGCCCATTGTGCGGCGGGAAGGATAGATTCCGATTCACCAATCACAACGGCGACGGGAAATACTTCTGCAACCAGTGCGGCAACGGCTCGGGCTGGGATCTCGCTGCGGAGATCACCGGGCAAAGCAAGTCGTCAATCGCTGCCGAGATTAAAGAGATGGTCGGAGACATAAAGCCATCGAAGCCAGTGGTCGAAGATCTCAGCAAGAACAAAGCGCGCCTCGAGCGCATCCGCAGCGGTCTCGACTATCAGTCACAGATCAACGCCAAGACGCTCTATCTGCGCAACCGAGGGCTGGTAAACTGCAAGCGCATCGGCTTCCATCCGGGGCTGGACTACTACGAGGACGGCAAGTCGATCGGCAATTACCCGGCGATGGTCTGCATCTTCGCGGACGCCGAGGGAATCCCGGCAACGCTGCACATTACCTATCTCACGCCAGACGGCCAGAAAGCGCCAGTGCGATCCGTCAAAAAGATCATGCCGCCGTGCAGGAAGACGCCCGGGGGTGCAATCCGTCTCACTTCGATCTACCCGGAGATGGGTATTGCCGAGGGAGTGGAGACAGCTCTGGCGGTGATGAGCCAGTTCCAGATTCCGTGCTGGGCTGCTGCGACCGCTGGGATGCTCGAGAAGTTCGAGCCGCCGAAGGAAGTCACAAAGCTGCACATATTCGCCGACGCCGACAAGTCATTCACTGGGCAAGCCGTCGCGTATACGCTGGCGAATCGATTGGGGCGCAACATTGCGTGCGAGGTGCACGTTCCAGAGAAGCTCGGCATGGATTGGGCTGATTTAACCGGGAGGAAAGCATGAACACGCACTACACCGTAAACTCGGAGCGAAGCCGAGATGAATTCATCAAGCACGCCGCCGAGCTATACGATAAGCACAAATTCGTCACATTCAGCTATACGATCGCGAAGCAGCGGACAATGGCGCAGAACAACGCGCTGCATCTCTGGCTGGGGCAGCTCGCGCAGGTGCTAAACGAGGGAGGGATGGACATGAAGAAGCTGCTCAAGCCGGAAGTCGATATTCCGTGGACGGTTCAGTCGGCGAAAGAGTATCTCTGGCGGCCTATCCAGAAAGCAATGCTCGGCAAGGACTCAACTAGAGACCCGGAGCGCCAAGAATACACACAAATCTACGAAACCATCTGCCGACACTTGGCAGCAACGCACGGAATCAAAGCACCGGAGTGGCCGACTAAATGATTAAGCAGATAATTCGAGAGCCGTGGGTTCAGTACGCGCACATCAAGCACACCGGGCGCGCATTCAACTCGACCACGATTGTAAAGGACGGATCTGGACAGATCACCGGGACGATCGGAGAGATGGCTTTCGGCCGCTGGCTGATCGATCTGGATATAGATTTCGACTACTGCGCTGCGGATTCTATGGATTACGATTTCATCGTGGGCGGCTACCGCATCGACGTAAAGACCAGCAAGAGCGTCGGTAGGCCAAAGGACTACTACACTCTCCGCGTCCCGAACTCGCAGCGGAATCAAGACTGCGATCTCTACGTCTGGACTTATCTCTCGGAAGGCGCCGTTTATATACTAGGGTTTGCAGAGAAACGGGATTTCTGGGAGTCTGCTGGTTACCCGGTAAAGAAAGGAGACCCGGGCATCGGCAAGCATATAGAAAAGACCGACGCGCAGGTGATCGTTACTAGCGATCTGCAAGACATGGATCGGCTGGAACTACTTTTAACAAAGGCAAGCGAGGCAGAGTAAAATGGCATCTCACCTACTCGAACCAGTGCATAAAGCAGAGGACCAGCTCCGAGAGGGGCTGGCGAATCTTGATCGGCAAAAGGTCAAAGAAGTCTACAACGAACTGATAGCGGTGGAGCTGGAGTTCTGGCGCAAGTATCTCAAGCCGTATGCAGAACATCTCAATCTGGCGAACGATCCGCGTCTAAACGATGCGGACTAGACGCTGCTCGCTATGCCGGAAGAAAGTGCCCGAAGAGACCGCCGTGATCGGTAGTCTAAAGGCATTCTGCTGCATGGAGCACTTGATCGAGTTCTCTCGAAGCGCTGCGGCGCAAAAGATATACCGATCAGCGAACAAAAAAGAAACCCGGGCGGCGAAGGAGAAGCTAAAGACCCGCTCAGACTTCAACAAAGAGGCTCAGATCGCTTTTAATCGTTATATAAGAGCGAGAGACATGGGGAAGCCGTGCATCTGCTGCGGGCGCTCACAGGGCGATCTAAAGCATGGAGGTGCGGTCGACGCCGGGCACTACCGCTCCCGGGGATCAGCTCCAGCATTGCGCTTTAATTTATTCAACTGCCATTCCCAGCTCGCATATTGCAATCGGTATCTAAGCGGTAACGTGGTAGGCTACCGGGCAGGGCTGATCGAACGCATCGGCTTGGAAAGAGTCGAGCGCCTCGAGGCTGACAACTCGCCCCGGCGATTCGATACCGAATACTTGCAGCGCGTGAAGCGCATTTTCACAAATAGAGCCAAATTATATGAGCGCAATTTCCGTTGATCTAAAGTCAAAACCATGCCAGTGCGGGAAAGCAATGGAGCAGATAATCGGATTCAACCATCGGTCGACAGATGACACTTATCAACCATACCGCGTCGGCTGGTACTGCCGAGATTGCAAAGCATTCGAGAAAGCCATTCTCCGCGAGCGAACGGTCGAACTCCAGTGATACTCGAGCCGATCAACCACGAGATAATCGAGGACAAAACAGAGATGAGAAAGAAGCTCGAGCAGGACGTTGCAGATTATCTCGCCAAGGGCGGAAAGATAACTCAACTCGAACCCGGAGAGCAGATGACCGAGGTCGAGCTACGCCGGGCAACTTACGAGATGCGCCGCGATAAGCTCAAAGCTCGAGAAGCGATGGAAGAGAGAAAAAAGCGCAAGCGAACGTCGAAGGCGACAAAAGAGACTTTCGAGGAGTGGAAGGAAGAAAAAAAGCTCGAGAATTACTATCTGCCGGAATAAAAAAAGCCAGAGCGGGAGGTCTCTGGCTTCTTTATGGAACGCAGTGTATACTGTGACCAGTCGGGCGAGTTTTCTGGACTCTGGCCGATGCAACTAGGTTAGATTAGCCCATCGATTTCCGATGCTGGAATTATCGCAATATCTAGTGCATCAAGTCAAGAAATCCACAATATCTAGCCAAATCGACTAATAATTGGCGAAATTAGCCAATCGGGGAGATAAATGCTGACCGATAATCACGCATCATGCCTAGCGGGCCATAAACAGCGCCAGAAATGGGACAAACGAGCACTCATAAAATCCAGCATCGTCCTCTACCCGGTCTGACGAACTGGTCCCGCAGAGCAATAGTATCGGCAGAGTGTGAGTCATTTATCCAAGCGCCGCGCGCATCCAGAGTATCGGATGCCCGGGAGTCGAGTCACCATTGTGGCTCGGGATATTGAGTATCCGGCCAATCGGCCGTCGCTTCGGCGAACGAAGGTTCTAGCGGTAGGATAAGCTGCTAGTATCTGCGGGAGAAAAAGACCGGGCGTGGGCGTCGTTTATAGAAAGCACAAAAGTGTTCGCTCGGGAGGCGAAATCATGGAATTACGAGAACACCAGATAAAAGCGATCGAGATGATCCGCGACTCATTCAGACGAGGCAATCGCCGGGTAATGCTGGCGGCTTGCTGCTCGTTCGGGAAGACGATAACCAGCGCGGCGATCATTAAAGCGTGCATCGATAAGAACCCGAACGCTCGAATTATATTCATGGCGGACAGGGTTAAACTCGTGAACCAGACGATGGACGCGTTCGAGGCGGCGGGCCTGGACTTCGGAGTGATCCAAGCCGATCACTGGATGACCAACAGCAGTAAGCAGGTGCAGATCGCATCGATCCAGACCATCGCTCGAAGACGGCGACCGCCGGAGTACGACTTCGCGATCGTCGACGAAGCGCATACGCCGTGGAAAGCAGTGATCGAGCAGATGGAGCGCTATTCGGCGATCAAATTCTTGGGACTCTCGGCCACGCCATACTCGAAGGGCTTGGGGAAATACTGGGACGATCTGGTCATTCCATGCACTGCTGCCGAGCTGCTAGAGAAAGGCTATCTCGCTCCGATCCATTACTACGGCGGCTCTCACGTCGACACAAAGGGCATAAAGGCCCGGGCGCTTGCAACTGGCGGCAGCGACTTCGACCCGGCTGCGCTCGAGGCCGCAACAGAAGCGCAAGCCGAAGGACTGACCGGGGACATCATTCGCAACTGGCTCGAGCACGGAGAGAACTCGCAGACGATCGCATTCTCTCCATCGATCAAGCATTCGAAGTATCTCGTCGAGATGTTCCGCGCCGCTGGAATCTCGGCGGAGCATATAGACGGCTATACCGAGGAGAGCGAGCGACAGAGACTCTACACGGGCCACGACGCTGGAGATTTTAAGATTCTGAGCTGCTCGAAGCTGCTCGGTGTCGGATATGACTCGCCAAAGACCAGATGCTTAATTTCGTGCCAGCCGACCCGTTCAGCGATCGCTTACCAGCAGCAAGCAGGACGCATCCAAAGACTGCACGAGTCGAAGCCGTACGCGATTTATTTAGACCACGCCTCGAACGTCTCCCGGTTCGGATATGCGGAGCACATGAACGCAACGGAACTGGACGACGGAGAGCGTAAATTCGCAGAGATCAATCAGCTCGAGAAAAAGGAAAAGGCCGAGGCAACGACTAGAAACTGCCCGCAGTGTTCGCAGATCATGGCAGGACTTCGATGCTCCTGCGGGTATGAGCTGACCATAACCGAGCGCCTCGAGTCTGATACCACGATGCTGGTGCGATTAGACGATAAACCAAAAGCGCCGACGAAGGACGAGAAATCTCTCTGGTACTCCAATCTGCTCAAGTACAGCCGGGGAAAAGGCTGGCAGGACGGCTGGGCAGCGCACAGCTACCGCAAGCGTTTCGGGAAGTGGCCAAAGGGATTAAACGTCGATCTGCGCACAGAAATCGCTCCAGAGGTCGCAAATTGGATAAAATCGCGCCAAATTGCAGCCGCTAAGTCACGGAAATATAACAAGTTTTGACCCAGGTCACAAAAGAGTTAAAAAAAGTGTACAAAAGTGTTCTGTTAGTGTTTAATGACCCTACATTCACTTGATATAGGTACTTACTAATGACTCAATTCACTTCAATTAAACAAGTTCACGCTCACATTGACGCGGAGATCGCTGAGTGGCAACGCACGCTTGCTAATCTGATTAGCGGCATGAGCGAGAAGGAAATCGAATCACAGGTCATGCAAGCGGAACAAGCTGCCATAGATTTCACGAATGGCGAGTGCGAAGAGTTTATAACTAGCGATAAATTCGAAAAAGGGTTAGCAGTTTCGGCAGCGCGAATTCAGATTAAGCAGCTCGAAGAAGCTAAAAAATCCGAGCTAATGATTATCGATTATGATCTCAGCCGATTGCCGATCCCGAAAGGATACAACTTAATATCGCCAGCTGGCTTTCATCACGAAGTCGATAATGTTTTTTGCCTCGAGGCTAAATAACAACAACCGCGCCCTTCGGGGCGCTTCTTGCCGGGAGGCACGCATGATTAAATCACTCTATATTTCCGCACTGGCGCTGCTGATCGTTTCAGCGCTACTATTCGCCGGAGCGACCGACTTCGAGGCCGCTACCGAGCAGGACGCGCTATACTGCGAAATGACCGGGTACTGGCTCGAGGATTCTTATCTGCCGCCGGAAGAGCGTCGCGGGTGGCCAGAGTACAATAAAGCAATCAACTGCGGGGTAAGATAATGAAAGCGATAACAATCTACCGGGCGAAGAGTCTGGATCTGGCCGCTCATAGGCAGGAAGCGATCCCGGATGCGATTAAGCTCTCGGGAACACAGCTAAATGCTTGGCGAGAACTGGAAGGATTCCTCGGGAAGAGCCGGGAATACTTTAATGGCGACGATGGCAACGTCTGGATGATTGCCGACTCGCTGCTGCTTTATAAAGTCTCGGAAGAAAAGCCAGTGCGCGAGAAGGTGCGCATCGTCGGTATTCTGCGGCAAAATGAGGACAGCAAAGAACTGGTCTTCGACTCTGAAATGTTCGAAGATACGAACGAGCACCGGGAATACGCCCGTGCCAATAATCTGCTGCTTGTATAGGAGGCAACCATGGGAAAAGACCCAGTAATGGTCGATCTCGACCGCTATCTCGACAGGATCGACGAGGACTACGCTGACCCGTATGATCTCGAGCAAGACCGCATGGAATATCTGGCCGACCAGATGGAAGACCACGACGAAGAGTAACGGCGAATTCTCGCCATCAATGCCCGGGAGGCAAACATGAATAAGAACCTAGACGCTGCAATCAAGCGCAACATCGAAGACCATCTCGCTGACTATATCCAGTTTGGCGAGTTCGACCCATCTCTCTCTGCGCTAGAGTGTATAGCGCACAAAATCAACACTTACTCCGACTCGAATTCGGTTTATGAAGCAATCGACGGCGACGCGGTACTCGCCAAGAACCTATTCGCGATGGTCATGGAGCGCGAATACTTCGACGAGACCGAGACTCGGATCACGATGCGCAAGCGTTTGATCGAGCAAGCGTCTCGCACTCTGCTGCATTACGAAGCGTATGCGTGGAGTCTCTGGGATGCCCGCAATATCGAGCCAGCGAATCCATCCGAGCCGGACATCAATATCTCGATGCCAGAGATGGCAGCGATGGGTAAGTTGATCGCTGACTTCGAAACGCAGTTCGGCAAAGCATGATTATCTTCGACACTCTCGAGGATGCGCTCGAGGAGGCGAAGTGGTGCGCCGAACAGGAAAAAAAGATCTATATCATCCGAAGAAAAGGCGACAAGTTCAAAGTGACGCCGAAGTCGCGGATGAGGAAATACATCTTTCACATCGAAGTCGGATTCCGGGAGGGTGAAGCATGAGCGACGGATCATGGGCTGGCGGCAAAGGCTCGAAGCCGAGAAAGGTAGATCGCAAGAAGTTCGACGAGAACTTCGACCGGATATTCGGGAAGCCGAAGCCGCCGAAAAGCGAGCAGAAATACCCAAAGAAGGCGCAGAAAAATGATTAGCCCAATCCTATGCGTCGCGATGGCGGTCTACTTCGAGGCCCGGGGCGAATCACTACCCGGGCAGATCGCAGTCGCCGAGGTGATCGAGAACCGGGTGCGAGACGATCGCTTCCCGGACGATCACTGCTCGGTGGTTAAGCAGGGGCGATACTGGGGCGGCTGGCCGATAAAGCACCAGTGCCAGTTCACGTTCTACTGCGACAGGAAGCCGGAGACGGTCGAAGATCATGAATCTTGGCGAGCTGCTCTACTGGTAGCAAGCATGGCGCTCAAAGGCGAACTGGTCTCGGTAACGCATGGGGCGACTCACTATCACTCGAAGGCAGTCTCACCGTACTGGGGAAAGCACGGAGAGCTGACGCAGGTGATCGGCGAGCATTTATTCTACAAACTGTAATTGTGCTATAATCTCGCCAATGCAGTGCTAGGGGCGCTGCACTCATTGCGCGGGGCTGCAAATGAAACGAGGAAACCAAGGGGATGGCGGCGGCCGTCCGCTCATCGTATTCGATGAGACTCAAATCGCAAAAGTCGAGGCTCTTGCAGCGGTGCTATCAAAGCGCCAGCTGGCGGATCACATGGACGTATCGGAGACGACTTTTCGAGAGATCGAAGCTCGTCAACCAGACGTTTCTGATGCGTATAAAAGGGGAAAGGCCAAGGCAATCCGCCGAATGGGCGATTCTCTTATCAAGCAAGCCGAAGAAGGCAATATGACGGCGGCGATCTTCTATCTCAAGACTCAAGCCGGATGGCGAGAGACTGAGCCGGAGCATACGAATCAACCGATAACGCTCCAGATCATAAAGCCAGATGGCGCAGATTAGCCCAACGCTGCCGCAGTACAACTACATGGTCTCCGAGGCTCGCTTCCCGGCACTCGTCGCTGGGTTCGGAGCTGGCAAGACCGAGGCGGCAATACTGCGGTCTATCTTCGGACTAATATCGAACCCGGGCACTAATCGCGGCTTCTACGAGCCGACTTACGATCTGATCCGGGTTATCGCGTGGCCGCGCTTCGAGGAAATACTCACAGCGATGGGCCTGCCGTATCGGCTGCAAAAGACTCCGATCAACCAGATCACGATCCCGGGCTACGGCGCGATTATATTCCGCTCTATGGAGAACCCGAACCGAATTGTGGGTTATGAGCACGCGGACGCCGACATCGACGAGCTGGACACGCTATCGAAGGCCAACGCTGCGCACGTCTGGCGGCAAGTGGTCGCCCGTAATCGCCAGCACAAACCGTCCGGGAAGCAAAACACGATCGGCGTGACTACAACGCCCGAGGGATTCCGGTTCGTTTACGAGGCGTGGAAGAAAGAGCCGCAACCGGGCTACGAGATCATTCAAGCGCCTACTAGCTCGAATCCGCATCTACCGGACGGCTATATCGACTCGCTGCGGGATATTTACCCGGACCAGCTGCTAACTGCTTATCTCGAGGGCCAGTTCGTCAATCTGACGCAGGGCACGGTTTACTGCGGGTACTCTCGGACGCTGAACAACTCAACCGAAAGCATTCAATCTGGCGAGCCGCTCTACATAGGATGCGACTTCAACGTCACTCAGCAGTGCGCAGTGGTCTACGTTAAACGCGGAGACGAATGGCACGCAGTCGACGAGCTGATCGATATGTACGACACGCCAGAGATGGTGCAAGTGATAGCGGAGAGATACGAGGGCCACAGGATCTACGTCTACCCGGACGCATCGGGCAGGGCAAGAAAGACGGTCAACGCGAGCACTAGCGACATCGCTCTCATCGAACAGGCTGGCTTCGAGGTACGAGCCAAGCGATCGAACCCGGCAATCCGCGATCGAGTCATGGCAACTAACGCCGCATTCGAGAATGGTTTGCTTTACATAAACGCGCTAAAATGTACAAACGTGGCCGAATCATTCGAGCAGCTTGCGTATGACAACAACGGCCAACCAGACAAAAAGTCGGGACTCGATCACGCAATAGACGCGGCAACGTATCCAATCGCGTATGAGATGCCCATCGTGAAGCCAGTGGCTCACATACCGATAAACTTTAGCATATAGGTGATTTATGCCAGTTTCAGAAACCCACGCAGATTTCGATAAGAATCTCGAGAAGTGGAAGCTAACGCGCAACGCGGCCAATGGTCTCAGTTTCGAGAAGGCTCAGAAATATATCCCGCGACGCACGCACGAAGACCAAGATAAATACTATCAGCGCGTCGAGAAGGCGATCTATACCAATTACACCGGGCGCACTCGCGAGGGCTTAAAGGGCGCGATCTTCCGTCTATCGCCACGCATCGAGCTGCCGCCAGATATGGAGTTTATGCTGGAAAATGCCGACGGCTCTGGGCAGTCCATCGAGCAGGTCGCCAAGCTCGCCACAGACGAGGTTCTCGAGACCGGGCGCTTCGGTATGCTGGCCGACTATCCGATGGTCGACGAGAATCTGACAGCGGAGCAGGTGCGCAGGATGGAGCTGCAACCGCACATTGCCACCTACACTGCCGAGAGCATTATCAACTGGCACGTCCACGTTCGAAACGGTCGCCGCCATCTAGGGATGCTGGTACTCAAAGAGAACTCGCCAGTGCATTACGACGAGTTCACATGGGATTACGTGGATAGATACCGCGTACTTCGACTCAACGACGAGTATATGTACACGCAGCAGCTATACGACGAAGCCGGAGACCCTATCACGGAAGAGATCGTGATCCGTGGCGCAGACGGCCAGCCGTTCAGTTATATCCCGTTTCACTTCATCGGCTCTCGAGACAATCTGCCGGACATCGACGAGCCAGTGCTCTATGACATCGCCC